CTGCGCATGTAGCACCCGCAACACCCCACATTCACAGCCCGCCGGCCAACGCCCGCGGGCTTTTTGCTTTGGACCCCATGCCCGACGTTTCGACCCCATCGCCCAAGATGGCCGCGATGGCGGCCGACATCGAGCTTGCACGCACGCTGATGGGCGGCACGGCCGCCATGCGCGCCGCGGGCACGCGCTACCTGCCGCGCTGGCCCAATGAGGCGCAGGAATCGTTCGACTGCCGCCTGGCCGTCGCGACCCTGTTCCCGGCGTATTCGCGAACCGTCCAGACCCTGACCGGCAAGCCGTTCAGTAAGCCGCTCGCGGTCAATGACGACGTGCCGCCCCAGATCCAGGCGCTGCTGCCGGCGATCGACAGCGAGGGGCGCGAGCTGAGCCAGTTCGCCGCGCAGGCGATGCAGTGCGCCCTGGCCTATGGCCTGGCGGGCATCCTGGTGGACTTCCCCCGCATGGACGGCGTGCAGACGCTGGCCGACCAGCGCAACCGCGGCGCGCGGCCGTACTTCGTGCTGATCGACCCGGGCCAGATCGTGGGCTTTCGCACGGTGCGCGATGGGGCCATGTGGCGCCTGTCGCAGTTGCGCCTTCGCGAGCACGTGAGCGAACCCGACGGCGACCACGGCGAGCGGGTGGTCGAGCAGATCCGCGTGCTCGAACCCGGCCGATGGGAAGTCTGGCGCAAGGCGAAAAACGATGTCTGGATGATCCACGAAGAGGGCGCGTCCAGTCTGAAAGAGATCCCGTTCGTGCCCGTCTACGGCGCGCAGGACGGGTTCATGGACTTTCGCCCGCCACTGCTCGAGGTCGCGCACCTGAACGTGCAGCACTGGCAGTCGGCCAGCGACCAGCAGACGCTGCTGCACATCGCCCGCGTGCCGATCCTGACCGTGATCGGGGCGAACGACGACACGGTCATCACGGTCGGCGCGGCCAGCGCGGTGAAGTTGCCCCAGGGCTCTGACATGAAGTTCGTCGAGCACTCGGGCGCCGCGATCGCCGCCGGGCGGCAGGATCTGATCGACCTGGAAGAACGCATGCGCCAGGCCGGCGCCGAGCTGCTGGTGCTGGCCCCTGGAAAGGTCACCGCGACCCAGATCGCGACCGAGAATGCCGTTGGCATGTGCGCCCTGCAGCGCATCACCCTGGGCCTGCAGGACTCGTTGAACACCGCCCTGCAGCTCATGGCCGACTGGATGAGCCTGCCGACCGGCGGCACGGTCACGCTGTTTTCCGACTTCGGCGCGGCCACTCTTGCCGAGGCGAGCGCCGAGCTGCTGTTCAAGGCCAACCTGGCCGGCAAATTGAGCGACCAGACATTCCTGGCAGAGATGCAGCGCCGCGGCATCCTGGCGCCTGGCGTGACGGCCGACGACGAGCGCGACCGCATCGAGGGGCAGGGCCCGGCTCCGGGTGACTCGCCGCCCACGCCACCGGTGCCGCCCCACTCTGAGGACGGGTCGACGGATGATCCGCCGGCCGCATGATCTCGGTCAACGACCGACTGGTGTCCGAGGCCATCAGCCACGCGGTTGACCTGGACCAGTACGGCACCGGGGTTGTGCGGCGCATGCTGGCGCTGCTCAATCGAGTTGACGCGGACCTGTTCGCGCAGCTCACCGCCGCGCTGGGCAACCTGGACGCCGAGTCGTTCACGGTCGAGCGACTCGAATCCCTGCTGATGTCGGTGCGCACGATGCACGCGCAAGCCTACCTGCAGCTCGAACGCGCGCTCACCAACGAACTGCGCGAGTTCGTGGCCGCCGAATGGGGCTACCAGCAGCAGCTTTTGCCCTCGGTCGGCGTGCCGCTGAGCTTTGGTACTGGGGTTGCGACCGCCGAGCAGGTGTACGCCGCGGCGATGTCCCGGCCGTTCCAGGGCCGGCTGCTGTCGGAATGGGCGTCCGGAATCGAGGCGCAGCGCATGACCCGCATTCGGGACGCGGTGCGCATCGGGTACGTCGAGAATGAGTCGGTGCAGCAGATCGTGCGCCGGGTGCGCGGCACCCGGGCGGCCGGGTATTCGGACGGGTTGATCGAGATCGACCGGCGCCACGCCGAGGCGGTGGTCAGAACCGCCGTGCAGCACGTGGCGGCAGTCGCGCAGGACCGCATGATCGAGGCCAATCTGGATCTGATCAAGGCCGTTCAGTGGCATGCAAAGCTCGATCTGCGCACGAGCCCGACGTGCAGGGTGCGGGATGGATTGCTCTACACCCCGGACACGCACAAGCCGATCGGGCACAAGGTGCCGTGGCTGTCAGGTCCGGGCCGCTCGCATTGGAATTGCCGCAGCCTGGCAGTGCAGATGCTGAAGTCGTTCGAGGAAGTCACCGGCATCGCGGGCGTTGGCGAGATCCCGGTCGGGACGCGCGCCAGCATGGACGGGGCTCTGCCCGCCGACCTCACGTATGGCCAGTGGCTGCAAAAACAGTCGGCAGCCCGCCAGGATGAGGTGGTCGGCCCGACCCGCGGGGCGCTGATGCGCGAGGGCAAATTGCCGTTCGACGAGCTCTACAGCCGGCGCGGCGAGATGCTGACGCTGGACCAGTTGCGCGAGCGCAATGGGGCGGCATTCAAGCGGGCGGGCGTCTGATGGCGGTCACCAGCGTGTGTCAGGGTATGATTTACGCCCCATGAAGCTCACGGTCATCCAAGGCACGCCCGCCCCGGACACCCCGGTCGAGCGGGTGCGCAAGCGCCTGCGGGCGCACAAGCCGCCCGAGATGCTGCAGTGCCTGCGCTGCGCGGGCCGCGAGGTGATCGAGACCCGCACCGGCATGGTGCTCAAGAACGGGCGCCCGCAAGGCGGGATGCGCGCGTTTCTGTGCGCCACCTGCCACCGAAACGGCGAGCGGATCGTCATAGCCTGATCCTCGCCACCTGAACAACCGAAGGCCCGCCACTGCGCGGGCCTTTTGCGTTTCTGCGTCCTGCAAAGCGGGGCGCCATCACCGGCCAAGGGCCACCACCAACCGACCAAGGGTCACACATGCTTTTTCGCAAGCAGCACCTTCTTATGGCCGAACCGGACGCAGGCACCACCAGCGCCGGAACCCCCGATGTCCAGTCTCAGATCGACGCAGCGGTGAATGCCGCCGTGGCCGGCCTGAAGGCGAAGAACACCGAACTGCTGGGCACGCTCAAAGAGCGGCAGGAAGCCCTGAAGCGGTTCGACGGGATCGACCCTGACGCCGTGCGCAACATCCTCAAGCGGTTTTCCGATGACGAGGAAGCCTCATTGATCGCCAAGGGCGAGATCGACAAGGTGCTCACCAAGCGCACCGAGCGAATGAAGGCCGACTACGACAAGAAGCTGACCGAGGCAATGGGCGCGGCTGAGACTGCGAGCAAGCGAGCCCAGGCATTCCAAGGGCGGGTATTGGATGACGCCATCCGAGCCGCGGCCGCCAAGGCCGGCATTCACCAGCACGCGATCGATGACGCGCTGTTTCGTGGCAGGGCGATGTTCACCCTGGACGAGCAGGGCGCCGCAATCGCGATGGGCGATGACGGCCGGCCGGTTCTCGGCAAGGACGGGAAGTCTCCGTTTTCGCCGCTGGAATGGTTGGAAAGCATGAAAGACAAGGCCCCGCACTGGTATCCCGCGACGGCCTCCGGAAGTGGCGCGGGCAGCAGCACAGCCAGCGCATCCGGTCAGAAGACGATGACGCGCACCCAATGGGACGCGGCTGACGCCAGTGAGCGCATGACGTTCGCCAAGGCCGGCGGGAAAGTCGTCGACTGACCATCAAACCATCGGCATCCAGGCCCGCCTTCGAGCGGGCCTTTTTCATTTAAGGACCTCGAATCATGGCAAACGTTCTGACCAACCTGGCTGCCGACATCTACAAAGCGGCCGACATGGTGGGCCGCGAGATGACCGGCTTCATCCCCTCGTGCACGATCAACGCGCAGACCGCGCGCGCCGCGCTCAACGACACCGTGCGCAGCCACTTCACGCGCGCCGTGAGCGTGGGCACCATCACCGCGGCGATGACCATCCCCGAGGGCACCGATCAGACGGTGGACAGCAAGACCATGTCGCTGGACACCACCGCGTCGGTCAAGATCCCCTGGACCGGTGAGGACATGAAGCACGTCGCCAACGGCAGCGGCTTCGAGACCATCTACGGCGACCAGATCCGCCAGGCCATCCGCGCCATCGTCAACCAGATCGAAGTGTCCCTGTGGATGGCCGCCTACAAGGCGTCGAGCCGCGCGCACGGCACCGCGGGCACCACGCCCTTCGCCTCGACCTTCAACGACCTGGCGCAGATCCGCAAGATCCTGGTCGACAACGGCTGCCCGATGGACGGCAATGTCACGGCGGTGATGAACACCACGGCCGGCGCGAACCTGCGCTCGCTGGCGCAACTGCAAAAGGCCAACGAGGCCGGCGGCACCGAACTGTTGCGCCAGGGCACGCTGCTGGACCTGCAGGGCCTGATGATCAAGGAATCGGCCGGCATCAGCACGCACACCAAGGGCACTGGTACGTCGTATCAGCTCTCGGCCGCGGGCGCCGTGGCGGACACCACGATCAACGTCGACACGGGCAGCGGCACCCTGCTGGCCGGCGACGTTGTGACCTTCGCGGGCACCTCGTCCAAGTACGTCGCCAACACCACCTTGTCGGGCGGCGTGTTCACCATCGGCTCGCCGGGCCTGCTCGCCATCGAGGCGGACAACGACGCGATCACCATCGGCGACAGCTACACGCCGAACGTCGC